AAAACCTACTCCTGCGCCTACTGTTGATAATGATGAGGATACTATATCCTACTTTGAAAAGTTGGCAAACGACTAAGGGGATATGTTTTTATAACCTTAATGTTAAAGAGGGGGAGAAACTTCGGTTTCTCCCTTTTTTTATTCTGCGCCAATTTTATTTAATCTTGAAAATCGGTCATTCCTGAGATTGTTCTGGCCAGCAGGTGCATTTTGATTAATAGTAGAATTACTTGTCGGAGCATTAACCACAGAGTTGACCGATCCTCCGCCAGCACCAGCAGCATCACGTTTTACCGAAGCTTCTGCTGCGTTATTAATTCCTAGAACAACGGCATCAGAACCAATCTTGTCAGCTGCGGCACTTACCGCTTTCGGTGGTTCTGGAATTTTAGCACCAGTTTTAGGGTCAAGACCAGCAAATCTATATAATGAATCTGGAATTGGGTTTAGATCAATTGATCCACCCCCAAACGTGCCGATATATGGAATTTTTAATGAAGGAACTTTAAACTTGAAGGTGTCGGGTGACGGTAAAATACTTCTGAATATATTTTTTATAAACCCCCCTATCATATCTCCTGCTGCTTCGAGCATTGGCATTGCTGCACCTTTGGCCTTTGAAAAAATTCCTGTTACCCAATCAACAATAGGTTTAATATATTCGTCATATATTGCCCCCGCAAAATTTATGATATTATCTAATTTATCTCCAATGTAACTTTCCATCTGACCTGATGCATCAGAAACACCAAATAATCCAAATATCCAATCAATGGCAGGTTTGATAGCTTTCTTATAGATAAATCCGCCGAAATCAGTGAATAGAGATATAAAACCACCAACTAAACCCATTATAACACCTATAGGATCAGTCATCAATTTATCAAACCAATTAAATATAGAATCCATAATATCCATAAACCCTTCTGAAATCCATTTGACAGGATCAATAGAGTCAACTTCCTTTGCAAATTCATCAAATCCAAATAGACCAGCAACCCATGAAACCAGCATCAACCCTAACTTAGCTGGCCATCCAAGGAGATATCCGAAAAAATTAGATATCAGCGTTTTGAATGCTTCACCTATGCTACCAGTTTTTTTAAATACATCATAAGCATCAGTAAATGCTGCGACAAGTGCTGTCCCAACAAGGAGAACACCTGCTATAATTGCAACAAGTGGTAATATTGCAATACCAGTAAATGTAGTCATCGCAGTAACAATGCCAGTTAGAAAAGGTAAAAATGTAGCAGAGAAAAATAATTGAACTGCTAAAAACACAGCCTTAATTGCAATAAATGCAATCTTAATTGCCTTGATTATTTTTAGTATCTTCACTATCGCCATCACAACCACGACAGCGCCGAGGGCAATTGCTATTTTTCCCCAATTATCTTTAAGGATCTTCCAAAAAGATTTTAATGCCGGTATAATTACTTCATCAATATACTTTGTCATATCCTTAAATTCAGGACTTTGCATAAAATTACCAAGAGCGATCAATAACCCACCAATTGCCAGAGTAGAAAGAAATGCGAAACCACCCTTTGCAGCGTTCTTTAATCCCTTCTTACCCATCTCAAATAGACCACCGATGCCAGCCGCCATCTTCTTTAGTACAGAAGTTTGTTTTTTGCCTGCTGCCGCAGCCTCTTCTGTTGTTTCTTTCTCCTCACTGGGAGATGGTGCGTCCACCTTTTGATCGTTAGTTTGATCTTGAAGTTGTTGACCCATCATTTTCTGACTCTTAGATGCATCCATTGTGCCCTGATTTTTTGTCTTCACCATTTCTTCTTTAAGAGCGTCGAGAGCAGAAATATTCTTTTTCTTTTCTTCTTCAGTATTTGATGGGTCATTACTTGCAATTTTTTGTGTTAGTGCATCAAAGGCCTTTGTTTGATTAGCCTCAACTTTTTTTGCTGTTTCCAGATTTTGTTTTTTTAGTTCATCGATGGCATTAGGCAAACTTTTATTAGACTCAATTTGTTCAGTTTTGAGTGCGGTAATTTCTGCTAAAATTTTACCATCAAGTGCATTTGCTGCATCAATAGATTTATCTACCATGACTTATTCCTTATTTCTTAGGTTTGCTAAGTGCTTGTGCGCCAAAGAAAGCTGCGACAATACCAGCAACGGCAATGAAGTATACACCCGCCATATCACCAAGAATCTTAGCTGCTTGATCCATATTGAAGATTGTTGCAAGGACTACGATAACAGGATACAACAACATACCACCAAGGGAGAACCATGCCATACTACGCTGGGCATCACGCATTGCATCTGCATCCTCAAGTTCCTTACGTTTGAACTCAAGCCACATATCATGTTCTTCTGGGTCAACCTTACCGTCACCATTAGTATCTGCTGGATGGTAACCTGATGCTTTGATTTCTTCTTCGCCCATTTGACTAGCTCCTGTTTTTTCTTTCTTGTTTTTCGTGCTCCTCTTTCTCATTATTTAAATGTTGTATCAATAAACCAGAGTATATTTCTCTTTCCCATGGCACCATATCCTCCAATTCAGTTAAACTCCAATTATGATGCTGTATCATTGCAAAATTTTGTTTATAATAATTCTCCACAGAGTCATGAGACAGCCCTATTCTAAAAAACTTTCAAGTCCCTCCAATAATACTTCACTCTTTACCTTTGTCTTCGGATTAGTAACATTAATAACGTGTCGTAATTTTGGCATTGTTTCAAAGAATTTCATTACATCCTCTAACTGTTTTGTGTTAAACGAATCAATAAATTCTATAATATCATCTTTCGTCATATCAATTCTATGGACTTTTTCCTCTCCATGAATAACACTTTCAATACATTCACAGACCATAATCATAGCCTTTTCAAAATCACTAAAATTTTCATTTAGACCCTGAAGGTCTTTCAATATTGGATATCTTAAATTCATTTTGATATCTTCTGTAATGACAATTTCTTGTGAGTGTTCTACACTAAGCTGTACATTAATTTCCTCTAAGTTAATTTCAACCTCAACTTTAGTTTCCTCGTCATCTGGGCATGTAATAGTAACATTTACTTTAGCACCAGCAGATTTTGATCGTAATTGTAAAAACACATATTCAACATCAAACATTGGAGAAGTATTAGCATCTAAAACACCAAAGGTGCAATTTGATACCAACGTCCCCATAGCATCAGCAATTTGTTTTTCTTCTCCTGATTCTTGAGCAATCATCAAAATCTTTTGCTCTTTAACCAAGAATGGTCTGAATTTAATTTCCTCCTGTGTTGATGGTAGTGTTAGTGTGTATTCAGAAGTTTTAAGTTTAGGTAATGCCATAATTAATCATCCTTTATTATAATTTGCTTAACACCTTCGGTATATTCGCAGTAATTGTTCGTGATGCACCTGTGATTATTGTATCAAGAACCTTTTCCATAAGGTTGGGTGGTTGGTTAGTAATATCAAGTGTTTCCCAATATCTATACTGCATAGTAATAGGTATTTTTACAATATCACTAGCCGTCGCCGCACTAAAGCTTGATGGACCAATCTCTTTTGGGAAACACTCCATAAGTTTAATTCCATAACGTCTTTGGTTATTTATATCAAGAACATAGATTTCAATTTCTTTAATGTAATCCTTATAGTACTTGACATTCCACGTTCCCCTATCCCATGCCATCTCTTGCCAACTCTCAAAGAATACTCTTTCTTCTAGGTCACTACTTGCTTGGAATGTCATGGCGAGTGTACCACCAAATGTGATACCATCAACGATTTCTGGTGCAATACCATACATGTTAGAATCTGGTGATGTGTTGAGTGACCGGCCGGGTAAGTCTATGGTTTCACATCGCATAGAAACTTTTCTTGCATTCCCTTCGGCGGGAGATGTAATAATAACTTCATAACGACTTGGTAGGGCATATCCATTTTTATCATGGAATTCTGATAAGAAATCGTTTAATACACCAAATGCGGTTGCTTCTAAAAATTTAGGAATTATTGCCATTAGATCATTGCCCTCGAATCTTTCCATACCGCTGATGCAGGTGACTTCTTGAACCTCTGTACAGGTAGAAGAGTTGCAACCGTAAATTCATCTGCATCAATTCTACGAAACTGTGACTTGGTGTATCCAGCAAGGTATTTGTGTATGGTTGGCCTGATAAGTCTCACGCTCTTTAATTTGCTATAATCAACGATAAGTTTTGTTGACTCATCAAATGCGGTATTATTAGAATAGTCCACCAAACGATCAAGCAACTTAATTCTCAGGGGAATTGGTAAGTAATGCAAGTTGATGCCAAGAAACCCATCTGGATACATCTCTAGTGGTAACACCAGGGGGAATGTATCATAGTATGGTAGGGTCTTCTTAAATTTGGGACTATACATAAACATATTGAGCTTACCATAGAATGGCTTGTTATTTCGCTTACCATCTCGTATAAGATCAAGTGGGCCAGGTGTGCCGAATTCTTTAATTTTTTCTCTATACCATGAAGTAGATTTGGGGCGATCTTTCGCCGCATCCTTAACTGCTTGCATGTATTTACTGGGTGCTCTTGCCATATACCTATTTATACGAAATCCCAAGATGATCTTCAGTTAAAATCTTAAACTCCATACCGTTATTTTCGCACCAATCAGTGGCATATCTCCATTTGGCATCATTCACACCATATGTCATAACCGCATTTATCCACCTCCGGGTTCGCCTTTTAGGTTCTTTTGGTGGTTTGCACTGCACCTTGGGTTTAACCTCAATAATCATCTTCTTAATAATACCATCAGCCTGTTTCACTTTAATATAAAAATCTGGAAAGTATCTATGCATTTGCCCATCCTTGGGTGATAAATAGGGTATAATGATCTCTTCACTGCCCCATTCAATGATGGCATTGCTGGTATCACAATAGACCATAAATTTACGTTCCCATAGAGAACGATATATTATGTTATGTGAATTACCCTTATATTTATTTGGGCAGGTTGGTGTATATCGACCTTTGTATGACATCTTATAAATAGTTCCAATGATACGTTATAAGGATATTTAGACATGGGAATAGCAGATAGTTTCGTTAACATTGGTAAAGGGCAAATTACCAAACATGCTAAAAGTTTTACAAAATCGATATTCGGGTCTGATAATACTGCCACCAGAGGAATAGGCACCGCAAATAGTTATCCGCCAGGTAAAGACCCACGAAATGGCCCGGGTGGGCAAAAAATTCTATTGTATCCACAAGATATAGGAGTTAATGCTCGCGCTGCAAATTATATCCTATTTACCTCACATAAGGTCAACCCCGGCAAGTATAAGGTGCCCCCGAAATTGGTAATTCCATCAGAGGATATTGATGAAATGACTAACAAGGAATTGGAAGAGGCGAAAAAGTATGAAAATATTAGGAAAGCGGCCTTTGCCAAGCGGTTGGCGCAGGACAATGCGGCGGGTTCGAGTACATCTTTATGGTTTACTAACAGCACAACGGAGAGCGATAAAACGATTGGTTTATATATGCCCGCCGCGACTAATGTAAGTTACAATATGGCTTATGATGATTCAACAATCGGCGGATTAACAGAAATAGCAGGGGAGGCCATCCAGACCATTCTTCGGAGTGACGACAGGGCGGCGGCGGTGGCGGACGCCTTCAAGAAAGCCGGCCCTACTTTAAAGCCGATACTCACCCAACAGTCGTTGAAAACCCTGGAGCATTTGCCAGGCCTGGGTGGTGCGGCAGATATGGCTGCTATTGCGCGGGGTAACATAATCGTTCCCAGAATTGAAGTTATGTTTAGAGGCATTAGTAGAAGGAAATTTGCCTATGACTTCACCTTTAGACCTAAAAATAAAACTGAATCTGATATCGCTGATGAAATAATTAAGACATTTAAAGTGGCAATGACGCCGGAATTTATTAATAAATCCTCAACCAGACAAATGACTATTCCAAATATGTTTGATATTGCTTACATGCATTTCAATGACAAAAACTCATATCTCAATAAGATTGGAAAATGTTTTCTAGAAAGTGCTGATGTTACATATGGTGGTGATAAATGGCAAACATTTGGGGCCGCCAGCAAAAGGGAAGGCGGCGGCAAAGGCGCGCCTCCATACAAAATTTCTTTGAAATTAAGTTTCAGGGAAATAGAAATTATGGATAAGCAGAAAATGCAGGACGGGTACTAATATGTATTTTTCCTATTTTCCTCTTATCATATATGATTCTGTTGGTAACGATGATTACAAGCTTGTAACACATCTTCTTAAAAGAGTGGTGCTTGGCAGTAAAGCAAAGTCGGTATCAGCTCTCTTTGACACCCATGACGTTAGGAGCGGTGAGACGCCAGAGATGATTGCTCACAAACTATATGGTGATGCAACATACCATTGGGTTGTTCTACTTGTCAATAATATCACTGATAGGTATCACCAGTGGCCTATGAATAACCGGCAATTTATTGCACATGTATCAGATACATATGACAATGTTGATGCGACACATCACTACGAGATTTCTCCGACATCAGGTGACACCAGAGTAAAGATTAATATCGGTCTTAGTAACCTGGATGCTGATGGTAATACAATATCTGATGCATTGCAAATTACGAATATAGAATACGAAGAAGCAAAACAGGATGAAATTAGAAAGATACGTCTCCTAGACCCATCATATCTAGGGCAGTTCGTTGAGGAATTTGAAAATCTGGTTTCTGATACAGAGGATTAATTAATATGCCAGGACCGATAAAAGGTGGTGAATTTGAGCTGATCGAAGCTAAACTAATATTGTCTACGGGGAAATCGGTTGGTTTGAAAGCAGGAACAATACTAGGCCTAACAATACAAGAAAATATATTTCAATATTCACTAATAGGTAGTATAGTAATTCAAGATGCACTAAATCTTGGATCATTCGGGCCCATCATTGGCCAAGAATATCTGAAACTTAAAATCAGGACTCCAACAATTGTAGACAAAGATTATATTATTGACTTTACGGAAAATGCATTAATGGTGACTTCTCTTAAAATGAGGCAGGACATCGGCCATGGAGTTCAAGCAACGGTCTTGAATTTTGTATCTAGAGAATTTGTGGTTAACCAAAGGTCGCGGGTGAGAAGAAATCTAGAGGGAAGCTATTCAACTATTGTTGAGGAGATGCTAAGAAAAGACTTGGATAGCAAAAAGAGATTATATCTTGAACCCAGTGCTGAAAATAAAAAAATTATTGCACCAAACACTTCGCCACATGGTATAATTAGTATGGCAAGTGCCAATGCAGTGTCTCAGAAACATTCCGATCCAACTTATCTTTTTTTTGAAAACTGCCACGGGTTTAATTTTAAAACTCTTGGCCACCTTTATAGCATCAAACCTAAACTTGTATATTCACACACGCCTCAGGCCGGTACTAAGTATTTGCCTAATGGTGCTCCTGATGTTCTAAAAAATATTCAAAATATTGAATCTTTTGCAATAACATCAACTCCTGATATTATATATAATAACACGGTAGGAGTATATTCATCAGAGATGATTGTTCATGACATCGTTTCTAAAAGTTATACAAAAAATATATATAATTACACCACGGCTTTCAAAAACGAAAGGCATATTACTGACGGCAATAAAAAGCCTTACCCCTTAGTGAACCCACTGAGCCTCACAGAAGATAAAAAAAATATATCTTCATTCCCATCAAAACAATTTCTGCTGCCTACTACTGGGAGAACTAAAGACACAAGTGTTGAGGATGGAAATAATCAATACGTTTTCGATTCAAACACTTGGCACAAAACAGTGCAACAACGCAATTCACAGCTTGGTATGATGCAAGCAGGTCTACAAGTCGCTATAAAGGTTCCTGGGAATTGTATACTGGGCGCTGGTGATATGGTAGGATGTAATCTGCCATATCATGCCGCATTTAAAACACAAAAAAATGAAGAGTTTGACAATATATATACGGGAAATTTCTTGATTAAAGAGTTGGAGCATAACTTTAATTTCGGCGAAGGATTATTAAGTGGTGACCACACAATAAAAATGAATTTATATAAAGACAGTTTGCAAAATCCTCTATATGCCCCCCCAGATAATTTCGAACCAACATCAGATCACTCAAAGGGCACTGTTAGAATAAATTGGGATGAAGACGAATAACATAAAGGAGAATGCCATTTCAAAAACCCCTATATCCACTCATAACCATCGAAAGGAACTTAAAATGGCTAAAACCAAAAATCGTATTAAGAAGATGACCTTCCAAAAGCAAGAGCGCACGTTTAATAATGCTCCACTTTCAGATGACGATAAATA